TGGGCGTCGTCGAGGGTATCTCTGTTAGTATTACGCAACAGATGATTGTCAAGATGATGTCTCATTTTAAATCTTCATCGCAGTATGGACATGCCATTGTACCTTTTGATGTCAGAAGTGATATTTTAAGAGAAAATGGTACGTTCCAACTGCATGGAACAAAGGTTGGTGTGCGTATCAATGGTAGTGTTAAAACTGCTATGACGCGTTCTGCCGCCTTTGGAGCACTTTGTGTATCTCCTAATAAACCTGGATATTTGAGGCCATTCGTTAACTCACAAGGTGAGCGAATTGACCCCATGAAATTGCAACGTTCGAAATATGGTGTTGTTAGACCGTTTGTCACTTTTTCGAGAGTACAGACTGTTTATGAAGCTATGACTGTCTTTTATCACCGAGAGTATCAAAATACTCCTGAGTGGTACAAGCAGCCATTGTCTCTGGAGGAGGCTATCATCGGTATCGATGGTGATCCCTTCATAAACGCTATAAATCGCCAAACTGCCCCTGGATATCCCTATACTTTTAATAAACCTAAAGGTACTGTAGGAAAACAAGGTTGGTTTGGAAAGGAAATGGAATATGATCTAACAAATTCTCATTGTCTTCAGTTATTAGACGATGTTGAACAATTAAAGCTTAGCATTCTGGATAATGTGCGCCCTGAAGTTATCTGGATAGATACACTAAAGGATGCTAAAATTCCCATTGCAAAGGCTGACATTGGTAAAACTCGTTTATTCACTGCATGCCCCATGCATTACAGTATTGCTTTTAGACAATATTTTCTCCCGTTCATTGCACACGCTATGAGGAATCGCGTAGATAACTCTCTAGCCGTTGGTATTAACCCTACCTCTGTGGAATGGACTAAGCTTGCACAGCGTCTTCAACGTCAAGGCTCCAACGTAATTGCAGGAGATTATTCCAATTTTGATGGAACTCTACCTGTCCAATACGTTGAAGTTGCCGTGAAGATCATGTGTGACTGGTTACTTGTTAACTGGGAAAATATAGTCAAAGCAAATCGTAATGTGGTATGCAATCGAAATTTAACTAAAGAACAATTTTTCGACTTCATATATAAATTAGGAATGGAATGTTTTAATCATTTGCATATTGCTAATCATGAAGAAGCAAAGGGCGCATTGGTTTATTTCGTTCGCAATGGTATACCTTCTGGTTGCCCTGCGACGGCTATACTTAATAGTATAGTAAACCATTGTGTCTTGGCTGACTCTTGGTTGTCAATTATGCAAGATGACCCTCTTCATGAACATTTAGCAACGATGAGTGCGTTTTTTGAGCACACATCGTCTATTTTTTATGGAGATGACTTCATTATGAATATACGAC